GATCGCTTACGTAAATCTGATGGATGGGCTGCTGATAGTTTGCATCAACAAAGAGGCAAAAGCGATCACATACCCGACACAAAAACAGCGGTGGTACGTGCAATCGACGTTGACGCTCGCCTTTCTGACGACAAAAGAACTTCAGCATATTTGGCAGATCAGTTACGACAATACGCCAAAGATAACGGACGTATTCTGTATGTAATTCATTTAGGTCAAATTGCTTCGCCGGTGCTTAACTATAAGTGGCGTCGCTATCGAGGCTATAACCGCCATGACCACCACATACACATTTCATTTAGAAAAGATCAAGATAACAACTCAGAATTTTTCAACATACCACTACTAGGGGGTAGCAATGAATAAGAAAACACTTGCAATAATTAACTCATACGCACGCAGCGCATTTGTTTGTTTAGCAACAGTTTACGTAACAAATCCTTCAGGTTCATTTGATGACATTTGGAAGGCATTTTTAGTTGCTTTTGCAGCACCTTTATTGCGTGCGATTAATCCTGACGATCAGGCATTTGGCTTAGGTAGCAAAGAGTAATGACAGCCCCTGAGTGGGCTGGCTTTGCTGCTGGAATTACCACGACATTAATCGGATTACTTGCTGGCTTTCGTTGGTTAGTAAAGGGTTGGTTAAATGAACTTTTACCAAATGGGGGAAAAAGTCTAAAAGACCAAGTGACACGCCTTGAACAAAGACTGGATGAACTGATAATTGTCATTAGTAGGAAGTAAACTTTTACCATGGCTACAAAACGGAAACCAAGAAAAAAAGTCGCAAGGCAACGCCGTACCACTAAAGAGCCTATATTAGTCAAAATTGACTTTTGGGCGATTGCCGCTAAAGAGGTTTATGATGCTTGCCGTAGGGCTGGCATGGATGAGGGAACTGCACTTGCTTTTGCAATGGACAGATCATCTTATCCTGATTGGATAGTTGACCCTAAAGACCCAATCAAAAATCCTCTTGACGACTTTGATGAGGATGACGATTAGTATAAAAAAGATTGCGTTTATATCAGACCTTCAAGCCCCATTCATTGACGAGCAAAGCGTCAAATTAGTTGGGCGTTTTTTACAAAAATGGAAACCTCACCGCACTATTCAAATTGGTGACGAAATTGATCTACCTCAACTTGGTGGATTTAATGCAGGAACAATAGATGAGATGGTTGGAAACCTAGATGATGACAGAAAGTTTACGCAAGAGGTTTTACAATACCTTGGCGTTACTGACGTTTTAGGCAGCAATCATGGAATCCGACTTTACAGATCAATCAAGAAAAGACTTCCCTCTTTCCTCAACTTACCCGAACTGCAATATGAACGTTTTATGGGGTATGATAAACTCAAGATTAAATTCCACCCCTACGGACTTGATTGGGCGTACGGCTGGACGGCAGTTCATGGAGATTCTTTCCCTCTTAGCCAAGTACCATCACAAACAGCCTTAAACGGGGCTAGGAGACTAGGAAAGAGCGTAGTGTGTGGTCACACCCATAGATTAGGGTTATCAGCCTTTACAGAGGCTGCTAGAGGTCAGGTAGGGCGTACTGTATGGGGTTTAGAGGTCGGTAATTTAGTCGATCTAGCCTCAAGCGGCATGGCTTATACCCGAGGCTACGCCAATTGGCAGCAAGGCTTCGCAGTAGCCTACGTTCAAGACCGCAAAGTACAGGTAATCCCTATACCTATTAATAACCATTCATTTATCTTTGAGGGCAAACTTTACAAATAACGAAATCGTTATACGCCACGCCGGTTATTTTATTGCCGGCGTCGGTAGCGTGTGTCATCCTTCTCTTATCCAAGTTAACGGACTTGGTGTAACGGAAAGGCTTCAAATGGACAAAATATATAGAGTAAGAATTACTAATTGGAAAGATGGCAAGGACGAGTATTTTTTCCAATATGAATCAGATGCTGAAATGTTTGCTAACAAATACAAACATTTTGGTTATACGCCAATCATGGAAACAATATTTATGCAAGAACTAGGCGTGAGAATTTAATTATGAAAATTACAGCCCTAGATTTTGAACGCCTGACCACCTGCCAAATGGAGTTTGCAGGGAATGATGGTTGGATTGAACAGACAAACCGATTTGATGACGACATCAATTGGTCACACAAATTCATTTACTGGGTTGATACTTATGTAAGCGCATTAGTAGCAGTTCAATACCTAGCAGATGCAAAGCAGGATTACTCAATTTCTTATGATGGTGCAACTGCCGATTGGGTAATTACAACAAACTACGCAGGTTCTTGGATGGTCGCACTATGAGCCTAAAAGAAGCAGGACTTATGTGGATTTGGTCATTACTTGGAATCTTTGCTTTGATTTGGATTTATGTTGGAATCAAGGCTCAAGCCGAAGCACGTTACTACTGGATTGGTCGTCGGGATGGTTGGAATATGCACCGCCGTATGATCGAAAATAAAGTGCAAGTAGATAAGGTGTTTGACTATGAACAGAACTGAAGATTTATTTGATGAGGTGAGGGTCACGTTGTCGCAGAGAGGTAGCGTCTATGGTTCAAGTAGAACAAATCACGAAAGAATCTCAGAACTATGGAGTGCCTACCTTGGCGATTACATCTCACCAATGCAAGTCAGTATTTGTATGCTGCTCGTCAAGGTTAGCCGTCTTACAGAATCACCTAACCATCTCGATTCAGTTAAAGACGGAATCGGCTACCTTGCAATATACAATCAAATACTTAAGGAATACGATACAGAATATAAAGGTGAAGTAGATGGCATTTAACTTAGACGATTACGAGACAGTAGAGGTGAGACTTGCTCGATTTATTAGCGATTATCCTGATTTTCGTATTGATACTCAACTTGTTGAGGCTTCCGGCACTCGTTTTATTGTCCGTAGCGCAATTTATCGGACATATGCTGACGCAGTTCCTTTTTCAACTGGCTTGGCTTTTGAGGTCATTACGGATAGAGGCGTCAATTCTACGTCTGCGCTTGAAAATGCAGAAACGTCAAGTTTGGGACGCAGCCTTGCTAACGCTGGCTACGCAGCCAAGGGCAAAAGAGCAAGTCAGACCGAGATGGCAAAGGTTATTCAAGGGGAACAAAAGCCTTTAACCTTTAAGGAAAAACTTGATTCTAGGCAATCCGTCAAAGAAACCAATGAGCCGGTTGAGCCGAGAGAACCTCAGCCGGTTTCTTGGGGTATAGGTGATGCCGTTAATGCGATCAGTAAAGCCAATCCTAAAGAGCCTGAAGCGTGTGAGCATGGTCACATTCTTAAGCAAGGCATATCGAAGGGAAAGGGAAAACCTTATTACGGATATGTCTGCAAAAAAGGTGTAGATACTCACGCTAAATGGGCGAAACAAACCTCAAATGGGATTTGGTACTTTGAGGAAGGATATGACAATGCTTGAGTTGCAAAAGGCAATAGATCAAACTTACATAATCTTGATGGAACACCATAGTTGTCAAGATTCATGCAAAAGGTTGGGAACATTTAATGAATATGACCATCTAAACGCACTTGCAGCCATTATTGGTTATTACATGTTAGGACTTTCAAATGGGTGATATGGAAATAATTGATGAACATGGAGTAAAAGCCACGTTCAAAGATGATGGCGTGCATTTGGATATTGTGCCGCTATCTGAGTGCTGCGAAATGTGCAACGACCCACGCATGATAGATATGAACGGCGTCAAGGTGTGTCCATTTTGTAGCAGCATAAATCATATTGATTACCCTCATGTCAACCCAATCTCGTAAACACCGAGGTTATAGAACTCAGCGGGTAGTTGCAGAATACCTAAGGGCTTGGTATCCATATGCCGAGCCTACGGGGGCAGGTCGTCAAGGGAGTGACATCCTAGGCACTCCTTTTGACGTAGAGGTTAAAGCAGTAACTAAATTTAGCCCTTTAGGGTGGATAAAGCAGATAAAAGAGCGTAAATCCGATAAACTTGCCTTCGTAGTATTGCGCTGCAATGGGCAGGGCGAGAAGGTTGAGGATTACGTGGTACTAATTCCAATGAGTGAGTTTATGAAGGTGCTACATGACTGAACCAATACGCTGCAAGAAATGTGGTCTTTGGTTAATGGAAGGTATGACCTGTTCTGTATGCGTAAAGATCAATGCCCTGAGTGTTTGAAATACAACACCAATACCAGTAATTACAACAAAGATT